AGCCTTCCTCTTCAGATTTATGAAAATCAGGAGGATTACTATTTAAAAATTCTAAAACTTTTTCAGGGTGTTTGTAAAAGTTGTCCATTTCCAAAATAGGAATAGGACCTATACGTTTTTCAATAAAGTTTAATTCATTTATTTCAAAAATGTTCATAATATAATTGAAAGACTTTTATTTACATTTCAATTGTATAATAATCTCCACCATCTACTAATCTTCCGCCTTCTCTTAAGCGACGAGCAAAGGTTAATAAATTTCCATAATTTATATCTTTTGAGAATTTAATTATTTCTCCATTACTTGACATTGTTCTACCAATCCATTCGTATGAAGTAGGAATTTCGCTCGTTAATCCAGAAGATGCAACTTCTTTTACTAAACTTTTTGTTGATTTTCTTTTATCAAGTTCAATCCCTTGATCTCTGCCCAATTCTTCAAGTTCATTTTTGTCTAATGAAGTAATATGTTCATCAAGCTCTTTAACTAGTTTTCCCTTTGATAATCTTCGATCAAGTTCTAAACCAAATTTTCTACCCAATTCTTCAAGTTTTATTTTTGTTAGTTTTTTTAATTCTATATTTTTCATAATTTTATTTATACCAGTTTTATATGTTTAGGAAATGTGGTAAACTCTTTAAATGATAATAGTTTACGCGATGAAATTATTTCAAAAAATGTTTTTGCTTCAGGTCCATTGAGTTTATCATACTTAAATTCAACTGAAGAGTAAATTGGTCGATAGTGAAGTGTTCGATCTTTTGGTGTTAAAAGTAATTGACCAGTTGTAACCATATCTGCTTTTTTTGTATCACCTGTGCGAATAGGATTCATAAACATATCTTTATCGGGACATTGTGCACAAGCATCGATCATTTCATTAGGTTCTTTAAATTCTTTTTTTAAAAACTTGGTTGCGTATTCATAACGTTTTTCAGAACTTTTACGTGCTTTTACTAATTCTTTGTCTTCAGGATTTGTTTTATAACCAAGTTCAGGAATTAATATTCCATGATTTGTTCTTACTGAAATTTCATCATTTTTCAATTTAACCATTTCATAAATATATTTTCGAGGATTATCTTTAGTTGCATCTTCTTTGCGTACTAAAAACCCACCTTCAATTAAGTAAGCATCTTTTTCATTAAATACATATGTGCACCCAGCAAGTTCGTATGCAATTAATTTTTTTGCAGCAGCCTCTGGTGTTTTTTCTAAAAGCGCAGTACGAATAGCTTTACCATCAGGAGAATAATAACCATCAGCGTTCCTACGAGCCATGCGCTGATTTGTGATTTTATCTCCTTCTTTTTCATCACTCTTTACTGATAATGACGCTGATAGAACACATACGCCATACTCATTTAATCCTTCTGTCCAACGACTAAGTTTATCGTCAATGTATAAACGCTGAACTCCGTCTCGATTGTTTTGAACAATCTCAACATCTGTCTGATAGTTGCGATCTCTATTTTTTACACCGCACCAACCATGTCCATTTATTTTTTTTACAGCTACTACACACATATATCTATTTATATGTTTTAGCTATTTCTTAACATTGCCAATTGAATATTTTGATTCAAGGTTCCATTCTCTTTTGTCACGATGAGATATAATTTTAATTTGTCGTAATGATGTTTTCACCCCAGTTTTAGACAAATCAACGATGCCAAGTAAACCCCAATCAGATAACAAAGTAGCAATCGTATTCCTTCTTGCCAAGTCATCTTCGGAGAAGTTAGATGGCTTCCCGTCCAACATAAATAATTCCTTAAAATGGACAATGAAATACCTCCCTTGTTTGTGAAGTATGTGACAACTTTGAAACAATGTATTGTGGTCTTTCTTTGATGACACTCCAATACGAGTAAGTGTTTCCTTTATTTTTAAAAAATCGTCTGGTTCGTTAAGAGTAACCTCCAACATGTCTGAAGGTTCCCAATCAATTAAATTTATTGTGCTCATAATTTATTCCATGCTTAAAAAAGTATTTATAATATGAGCAGTTTTGACAATTACTTTCCACCTTTATCAAATAAAGACCTAAGTTCATTTAATTGTTTTTGTGTAAAAATAGGATATACTGATTCTGCTTTTTCGCGAGAGTAATCATACGCTTTTTGAATTAATTTGATATCATCACTTGTTTTTTCTTTTTTACCCCATTTTGAAAATCTTCGCTTTGGCGAAACAATATGACGATAAAAATCATATTGCATTCGCGCAGGAATATCTGGTTTTAAATTCATTTCATTTGCAAAAATGCATGTATCTTTGAAATAAGATAAACCGCGATTAATAATAAAAGAAACATAATCTTTATCGCGTGATTCTGGATTATTACACTCAAGCGACTGATCAGCTTTACAATCTTTAAGAAGGTGTTCACCTTTTCTCCCTTCGTTAATTGATTTAATAAAATCAAATGGTGTTAATTTGTCGGCCATAATTTTTCAAAATAATAATGTACAAATGTCATAACGATAGAAATAAAAATTCCAAATAAAGTAACGTGCCAATCACCAAACCAAATCCTGGCCATGAGTGTACACAATACAATTGATAACAATCTCCATACAACAACTTTTAATGTTACTTCCATTCTGATGATGCCATGATTTCAGTTAAACAAGCAACTGTATTCAATTCTTTATCTGCAACAAATGCTGCCTTATATTGATAATCGGCTAAAACTAAAATAACTGCAGGAATAGAATGTGGTTCTGCAAAATCATATAGTGTATCATATATTCTACGAAATATAACTGAAGAATCAATGTCGGTGTTATTAGTAACCCAAGCACGCATGTTTTTAAAGTCTTTGTTTTTAAGATATCCAACTAATGCTGCAATGTTTTGATCAGATAAACCAATAAGAATATCAGAAGTAATTTCACCAGATGATGAATAACGTTGACATTCATTAATTACTCGACGCCAATCTGGCGCATAACGCATAATTAATTCTGCAAGTATTTTGTTATTATAATCAATACCTTCAGTTGTTAAAATGTGCTGAAGTCTTTTCATAAACTCAGCGCACAATTCACTTAATTGTTTTTTAGTTGTGTTGAATTCAATCACTGAACAACGAGAATGAAGTGGTTCAATAATACGATTCTTAAAATTACATGTTAAAATAAATCTACAATTAGCACTAAACTCTTCAATGAAACCACGTAACGCTGGTTGAGTTGATTGAGCATTTAAGTAATCAGCTTCATCAAGTATGACAACTTTAACGCCACCATTTAATGAAACAGATGATGCAAATTGTTTTATCTTTGAACGCAACGTATCAATGTTACCATCTTCGGAAGCATTGATTAATAAATAATCTAAGTCAAGTTCATTACAAAGTGCACGAGCAACTGTTGTTTTTCCTAACCCTGCAGAACCAGTGAGTAACATGTTATGCATATCACCTGTATCTACGATTTTTTGAAAAGTCTTTTTTAAACTTTCCGGAAGAATACATTCTTCAATTGTGTTTGGTCGATATTTTTCAACCCATAAGAACTGTTTTTTCATAATGTAATTATACCATAAGTTGGTTCACTTGTAAAATAAAAAAGCCAACAGTGTCGTCGTTGGCTTAGTCGGAATCTCGAGGAGGAGCGACCTCCTCAGTCTTCCTAGGTAGTAGGGATTTAGAGAATACCCTCAACACGCTTAGACATAAGTTTATAATAAAACCCGTCAAAAAAGCCGCAATCTCTTTTTATTACGTGTACCCCTAGCGGTGGCCTCTTCCCACTTGGTCGTCACCCACCATTCGGTTGCCTTACAACTTGCGTAGCATCGTTATTCAGCCATACCATATACTCTGATGTTGCACCACCAGAGAAAGTAGTTAGTCAGTTTTAACACAACTTGACCAGGTTGGTGCTTTCAACTACTCAGAGGTTTCCTCAGTCGCCTCTGCACCATCTGTAGTTTCTTCAGCCGGTGGTTCTTCTGTTTCTTCCTGTTTAGGTGCATGGAAATCAACAAACGCTGCAACTCTATCACGAATTGCTCCAACTGAACTTAGTTCAGGTCCTTTAAAGGAACCACGTTCAGTACAAACATCAATCACTTGAAGGATAGCAGACAAATCGCCTACATTAATTTCAGGTGCTTGAACTTCTTCTTGGTTTTTATTTTCTTCACTCATAAGTTTTCTATACTTTTTGCTTCTTCTTGTTTTCCGATTTGGTCTATAAGGAGCCATAATCAACTAGTTGTTATAAGTCGAATTCTTTTCAAGTGCGATCCAATATTCGACTAATTTATTATTTATACATTTCCAATGTGAAATTAACTTAGAACTTACAGAAACTTCATAGTCACCAGGAACTAATTTTAAATTAGAAATAAGAAATTGAAAATCATAATCTGTAATATCTGAAGTACCAACTGACTCAACGTACTTATTTGCTGTAGGATTTTCTGGATCCTTAACAACCACCAATACGTCTTGACCATTAGGCTCTAGAGAAACCACAGGATGATTTAAGGCACTGCCTGCTCGACGAATATTAGAAATAACGTCATTTGTTAAGTTAACACTGAGGTTAATCTCAGGCATCTGTACCTCCTTCTGAGGAGAAGTCAAAATTGATGTATCAGCATATCGATATTCGATTTTTTTACCACCATCAACAATACTTACCTTATCGTCGCCAAATACTAAATCTGGATCGTCAACAAGCGACAACACAGATAGGAATTCATTTAAATCATAAATTCCAAATTCTTTTGGAAACGTTTCACTTACTTCAGCGACTGCCATTACGTTTTTAGCTTCGGCAATTGTTGAAACTTTATTACCTGGTTTTATTACCAAGTTTGGATTAATTGAAGAAAAATTCTTCAACACTTCAATTGTATCTTTTCCGATTTTCATAATATAGATTATACCTTATTTTTATTGTTTTGTACATAATAAAATTCAACTAAAAACATTATACAACAGATTGCGTGAGCACCATGATGTATGCCGGTTTCGTCGTCAAAAGTTTCGCCTTTTTGTAAGGCCCATAAATGACGTTGCGCTGCAGCAAAATAACGATCATTAATATTGTCAAGTTTTTTCCAATTGTGTCTATCATATTTTTTTGCGCCAATAGTTAATACTTTCACAACGTCTTCTAAAGCGTTTGGTGGAATCAATGAATAGTCTGGTTTATCTTCATCAAATTTAATTCCACCATTTGAAGATTTCTTTTTCGCTAACTTTGCTTTAGCGTCCCATTCATTTTGCTTTTTTTCACTTACCATTTTCGTCCTGCTCTCTGCATTTGTAACGCCAGGTTAGCTTTCTTTTTTCTTTCTTGTTCTGCTTCCCTACGATATATATCTGTATAGCTACCATAGGATAAATTTCTCATTCTGTTTGAGACCATTTGACATTTGTTTGCTTTACTCATAATAAAATAAATTGCCTGCCTTCCGAAGAAGACAGGACTTTTTAGGTTAGGTTAGGTTATGACATGCGATCTCTCGCAAATCTGTATTAAAATTCATAATCTGCTGTTTCATTTTTAACTTCAACTTCTTGGTTTCCAATTCCATCATTATTGTTTTCAATAATTTCGCCATCTTCAGTCAATTGACTTTCGTCAATTTTTGTGTAGAGATCGAGGAACGCTGTTTTTGTTTCCTCATCGAAACGACTGATACACATGCTGATTGCCTTCATTCTATCGTTGAAGATAGAGTGTGTTTTTACGATGTGGCATAATCTACGAGTTGATACCACTTCATCGACACCTTCGGCATCAAATGTTTTTCTAATAACGTTTGACCAAGCGATAAGCTTGTCTGCAAATTCAGTATCTTCAACACCGAACTTAGCCATGTGCTTAGCAACAATCTTTTTCTCAACTGTAGGCTGAGGGAAAGGTTGGTCAATTACACAAACGAATCTTTCAAGGAAAGCATCGTCAATGATTGAGGCTGCGGTGAATCGACCATCGTCTGACCCGCGGCCTTTAGTGTTCGCTGTAGCGATTACATTGAAACCTTCGGCAGGTGTTACTACCTCACCAGTTTTCTTAAGGAGAACTGGGTTGCCTTCAAGCACACCTTGGAGACACATAATCTTGTTAGTAGCACGGTCAATTTCGTCAATCAACAAGATGCAACCTCTTTCCATGGCCTTGATAACTGGCCCCTTTTGGAAAACTGTTTCAC